CCGGACAGGGCGATAAAGGCCCGACAATTCATATTGATAAAGATCAATTCGAAAACCTTTGCAAAATTCAATGCACTCTTGAAGAGATAGCAAGCTTCTTTAATTGTTCAGGCGACACAATTGAACGATGGTCTGAACGCACTTACAAACAAAAGTTTGCGGAAGTATTCCAACAAAAACGCGGACTTGGAAAGGTTTCTTTAAGAAGAAGACAAATGCAAGATGCTTTGGCCGGAAATGTTACTTTGCTCATTTGGTTAGGAAAACAATATTTAGAACAAAGTGATAAGTCACAGCAAGAAGTAATTAATTGGAATAAAGACAACCAAGAACTTGAGCGCGAAGTCTATGAAAAATCACAACTCTTATTAGAGCATTTAAAGAATAAATGAAGAAACTTCAGCAAGACGTTTTATGGCTAGATGCTCAACTAGCAAGGTTTAACCTTGAATTGAAGCTTATAGAAAAAGGCTTATTCACTAAACAGAATGCTTTTGTTAAGGACCCAGCAACTAGAAAGACAGCTTTATGCACTCGTCGAGCTGGTAAAACAACTGGAGTTGGCTTCGAATTGCTAGATGCACTTTATGATTTAGTACAGGGCGATTGCGCTTATATTGGCTTAACTCGCGGTCATGCTAAAAAACTAATGTTCAACCATTTTTTAAAACTTAAAAATACTCATAACTTAAAACTTACTGAGAACCGTTCAGACCTGACTATCACTTGCGATAAGACTGGGAACACTTGTTATATTATTGGAGCTAATTCAGAAGACGATACCGAAAAGATTAGGGGACTAAAGCTTAAAAAGATTGTTCTAGATGAAGTTGCAAGCTTTAAAACTCATATTAATTATCTAATCGACGAAGTTCTAGAGCCGACTACTATAGACTTAAACGGTTCTATTATTATGATCGGTACACCTTCTGCGAATCCTTTAGACGATAATATATTTTATCGAGCTACAACAGGGCAAGAAAAGGGCTGGTCTAATCATAGCTGGTCTATTTTAGACAACCCTTATATTCCCCACGCAAAGCAATGGCTAGATGATTACAAAGTTCGTAAGAACTGGACCGATGACCATCCAATATACTTAAGAGAATGGTGCGGTATCTGGACCCGCGATGATTCAAGTCTGGTCTTTAAGTACAAGAAAGAGAAACAAGACTACGAAATGCTTCCAGATTTCAAATGGAAATACGTTATGGGAGTTGACTTAGGTTTTGACGATGCGTTTGCAATTGTCGTGATCGCCTTTAGTTATGACTTGCCGAATAAATGTTTTGTCGTTGATGAATATAAAAAAGGTGATTTAATTCCTGCTAAAATGGCTCAACAAATTATTGAATTCAAAAATAAATATAATCCTTTGGCTATCGTCGCTGATACAGGAGGTCTAGGTAAAGCCATAGTAGAAGAATTTAAGCAGCGTTATAAAATGAATATCGAAAAGGCCGAGAAAAAAGACAAACTTGCATACATTGAAATCGTTAACGGAGAACTTATTTCTGGCTCGTTAAAGATTAAAGACAATTCAGAACTGGCTAAAGAAATGAAGGTTCACCAATGGGACCCAGACAATAGAGAAAAAGAAGACGATAGAACAGACAATCACTTAACAGATTCTTTGCTCTATTGCTTCAGAAAGGTTCGTCACTATTGGGGAGTTGAGAAAATGCCAGAACCTAAGCTTGGCTCTTTCGAATACAACGAAAGAGAAGCCGAGAGAATGCTACAAAAACAAATAGAAATATTAAAAAAACAACAAGAAAACATGGAGGACTTATGAGGTATGTCGAAGAATTTTATCAGCACGTTGCTAAGTTGAAAGAGTTGGGCGTTTATTCTTTTAAAGATCAGGAATATGAAATCATTTTTAAAGTTGAACCTAAAGCAGTTTTGCCGTTAGCATCACAATTGCCAGAAGTTACAATTAAGAGTTTAGAAAAAGAACTTTACGAGGACCTGGACCAACGTGTTGATGTCCCTCAATTGGTTCAAACAGTATAAAGGGTTCAACAATGACAAAGAATTGGTTCGAAAAAGATAATAAAGTTCATCAAGATATTTTTGAAATAGTTCGCTCTATTCAAAACAATCAAAGTTTAATCAGAAGAAACATTCAAAGAAATATTAGGCTCTATGGTTCAGTAATGACTACGAACTTTAGCGGTGCTTCTTACGTTTCTATGGATGATTTTTCAGATAAAATGAATATCAATATTGCAGCAAGCCTTGTAGATACCGTGTTTAATAAGATTACTAAAAATAAGCCAAGAGTTCAGTTCTTAACTGAATCTGGCAACTGGGTTAATCAACAAACTTCAAAGAAACTAAATAAGTTTGTGGATGGTCAATTTTATTCAACAAAACTTTACGAACAAATGCCAATAGCTTTTCGTGATGCTGAAATCATGGGACCAGGCTTTGTTAAAATTGTAAGAGAAAAAGATAAGATCAAAGCAGAACGAGTGTTTTCAGGTGAAATAGTTGTCGATGAACTTGAAGGAATTTACGGAACTACTAAAACCATGTATCAGGTTAAACTTATACCTCGCGAACTTCTTAAGGGAATGTTTCCAGAACATAAGTTTTTAATAGATGCGACTAAGACTTTAACTTATACCAGCGGAGCTTCTAAGATTAGTGAGAGTCTTTGGGTTATTGAAGCATGGCGATTGCCAACTAATGAACTAAAGAACAATGGCAAGCACGCTATTTGTATCGAAAATTGCGACCTTTTGCTTGAAGACTATAAGAAAGATTACTTCCCATTCGTAAAAATTGATTGGAAGAAAAAGATTTTAGGTTATGCCGGCAGTTCTTTAATTGATGACATCTATCCTATTCAAATGGAAATCACTAGAGTTTGTAGAAAAATACAACAGATTTTTCACTTGCTTGGAGTTCCTAGAGTCTATCTTGAGTACGCCTCTGAAGTTATCAAGACACAACTCACGAACGAAATTGGTTCTGTTGTTTATTACAATGGTCAGCCTCCTATTATTGCTCCTCCCAGTGTTTTAGACCCTAGTCTCTTTTCTTATCTGCAATGGTTAATTCAGACGGCTTACGAAAACGTGGGAGTTAGCCAGCTATCAGCTCAAAGCAAAAAGCCAGCTGGTTTAGATTCTGGTAAAGCTTTAAGAGAGTTTAACGACATTGAGTCAGAAAGATTCTTTAAGGCTGGCGAAGCTTACGAGTCAGCATTCATTGACGCAGCTCATATAATGATCGACTACGCTCAAGACATAGCTAAAGAGTTCGGCGATTATTCTGTAATGGCTAAAACTAATGAGGCTTTTGAACTTATTAAATGGTCAGAAATTGATTTAGAAAAAGATCAATATGTAATGCAAGCTTATCCAACTAGTTTTTTTAGCAAGACTCCTGCAGGACAGATGCAAGATGCTGTTGAAATGATTCAAGCTGGTATGATTGACCGTAAAGAAGCCTTGAGAATATTCGACTTCCCAGATGTTAAGGCCGTAACTAAGTATGTAAATGCACCTCAAGAATTGATTCACAAGATTTTTGATTGGATGGTTTTTAAGAATGAATACGTTTCTCCAGAACCTTTCATGGACCTCGACTACGGCATGAAGTACGGACAGACTTATTACAATCAATCCAAAATGGAAAACGTCCCAGAACCACGTTTAGAATTTATTAGAACTTGGCTTTCTGTTGCTAAAGACATGATGGACCAAGCTATTCAGGCCGAGCAAGCAAAGCAGATGCAAGCGCAAGCCCAGCAACAAATGATGATGGCGCCAGCACAAGGTCAACCACAAGGACAGCCAGATGCAGTCGTTCAAGGATAAAACAAAGGACGGCCTTAAGCGTGAGCTTGGGGTTGTCTACTATCTAAACTTGAAACTAATCATGGAAACAGGAGACATAGTTGAACCCGATGGAGGGCAATGGACTAAGTCATTTCCGTTCGTAAAGAATATTTCTAGATTTATTCTTAGAGATACCTTTACGCACTTTCGATTGCCTCCAGAATTCAGACCTCATGCTAAAAACTTGATCGAAGATTTATTAAAGAATCAAAAGTCAGAATACAAGCACGAGCAATCTGGTCGATGGATTCAACTTTGGATTAGCACAGAGCCACAGATAGAATATTGGCCGCCTGATAGAAAATTAATAACTCACTTATAAAGGAATTATAAATGGATCAACAAACTACAGAAACAATTTTAAATTCAACTCCAACTCCAGCTCCAGCCGCAGCAACAACAGAAACAACTCCGGCCACAGCTGCGGTAGCTCCAGAACAGACAGAACTAGCTAAACGTCTTGAGATTATAGCCAAACAAGAAAAAAAGTTTTTAGATGAAAAAAGAGCATGGAAGGCCGAGCAAGAAAGTTATAAAAAGTCTATTGATGACCAGTACGCTCCATTGCAAAAATATAAAGACATAGAATCTAGACTTCAAAACAAAGATTTTTCAGTCTTGAATGAACTTGGTTACGATTACAATGCTCATACTAAAACAATTTTAAATGACAATGATCCAACTCCACAGACTTTAATCGAAAAGGCTTTAAGGGACATCGAAGCAAAGTTTGATCAAAAGCTTGCAGATAAAGAAAATGAGATTAAAACCAAGCAAGAAGAGGCCACAAGTAATTATATGAAAGCTCAAAGAGCTGGTTGGACTCAAGAAATTACCCAGCATTTGGTTAAAGACGAAGTTAAAACTAAAGTTCCTTTTCTTATGAGCCAGCCCGATCATAGTGAAATAGTTTTAAACTTAATCGAGCAAGCTTGGACCAATCAACAGCGTAAATTGACCATAGATGAAGCTGCGGACATGGCTAACAAGTATTACTTCGATGCTGAAAAAGAACGAGTAAAGCAGCATTCCACGCATTTAACGGACGTTCTACTCGAAGGTCTAGGAATTGATAAAAATCAGTTTGACACTTTCGTGGCAAGCGTGAAGAATTCAAAACAGAAGCAAGCTGCGCCAAGTACTCAGGGAACGAGGACTTTGACAAATGATCAGACTGTTCAAGCCACAGGTGAGGCTAAAACACGGATGACAAGAGAACAGTCAATAGAAGCCGCATCTAAGCTTTTAAAATTTACATAAATTCACTCGACTCCTAGTTAAGTCGTTTTAGAAATAATAGTTAAATCAATAACTTAAAATAATTTCTTAAACTAATTTAACAGGAGTCTTACAATGGCAGTCGATTTAACAACGGCGGACTATGCGCTAAAACAGCATTATTTGAATTTTTCGCCCAAGAACATGGTCTACAAAAACAATCCTCTTTACGCTTTGATCCCCAAATATACTAAATTTGATGGCGCTAATATGCCAATTCCTCAAATTTATGGCAACCCGCAAGGTCGATCAGGAACATTTTCGAATGCTCTTTCTTCTATCGGTCAAACTGCTGGAGCTAAATTCTTGCTAACTCGCGTTCAAGATTATGCAGTAGCAGAGATTGCAAACGAGGCAATGCTTGCTTCTCAATCTGATAGCGGAGCTTTCTTTAATCTTGCCACTCAAGAAATTGATGGCGCGATTAATTCAATCGGTCGTTCCATTGCAGCTTCTCTTTATCGTGATGGTACTGGAACAATCGGTCGAATCTCTACTGGTTCAACTGTTGCTTCTACAGTAATCACTTTAGCGGATATTGCCGATATCGTTAACTTTGAAGTTGGTATGGTTATCGGTGCTTCTTCTGCACTTGGTTCTGGTGCAAGAACTGGATCTGCTACTGTAACTGCAATCAATAGAAACACTGGTACTCTTACAACTGGTTCAAACTGGTCAACTCAGATTACTTCTTTAGCAGTTTCTGATTACTTGTATGTTGCCGGTGACTTAAACAAAAAGACTTCTGGTCTTGATGCTTGGATTCCACTCGCTGATCCTTCTTCTACTTCATTCTTCGGAGTTGATAGAACTAAAGATATTGTTCGTCTTGGTGGCGTTCGTAAATCTGTTATCGGTGTTCCTTTAGAAGAAGCTGTTATAGATACTAACGCAGCAGTTTGCAAAGAGGGCGGTTACCCAGACAAATGCTTCATGAACTTCCAAAACTTTGCTGCTTTCGAAAAGCAACTTGGTTCAAAAGTTTCTTATGTTCAAGAAAAGGATCAAGACGCATTGGTTTCTTTCGATGGCATTAAAGTTGTCGGTATGAAGGGCGCAATGACAGTTATCCCAGACTTGAATTGTCAGAATGATCGTTTCTATTGCTTAACAATGGATACTTTGGTTCTTGCTTCTTTGGGCGAATCTCCAAGCCTTTTTGATTCTGATGGTAACAAGATGCTTCGTTCGTCTTCTGCAGATAGCTTGCAAGTGCGAGTTACTTCTTACCACCAAATGGGTGTTAAGGCTGTCGGTTTCAACGGTGTTGGTCAGATCGCTTAATGATCTAAATTAAACGAAAAGCCTGGGTGTAGAAATATGCCTAGGCTTTTTAATATGGGAGAATATTTTAATGGCTAATCGTACATTTTATCGCGGAAATACAAACTACTATGACCGTGAGCTTGTAAAACTAATCGGAACTATCACAATAAGTGCGGCGAATGCTGTTACTGCTAACACTGTGACAGGAGTAGCTTCTGCTTCTAGAACTGGTGCAGGAAGTTATTCGTTAGTTTTGACTGATGCTTTCGTATCTTTAAAAGCTGCTCAATTTACACTTCAAGCTGCTGTTGCTGTTGATAGAACTTTGCAAGTTATAAGTTGGACTCCTTCAACTAAGACTCTAGTTGTTTCTGAACTTGTGGGAGGAGTTGCGACAGATATTTCGGCAGCTCACGCTCTTTATGTTGAACTAACTTTTTCTAACGTCTAATTAGGAGGCTCGAAATGTTAGGTGACTCTAAAAAAATTGCTTCTCTAATCTTGGGCATTGGCCCTAGTGTTGAGTCGCAAGACGATGGAAGCGATGACTTCTATGACCAAGAAGCTCACGGCCTTGCTAAAGACATCTTGAAAGCTATTGAAGACAAAAATTCTTTAGCTCTTAAGGTAGCTCTAAAGGCTTTCTATGCAACTGCTGACATGGATTCAGACGAGGAGGCTTAATGGCCTCCTTAGTCACGTTTCTAGAACTAAGAACTAGAGCTAGACAGCTTGCAGATATGGAGAATAGCCAGTTTGTTAGTGATACCGAACTTGGTTATCATATCAATTCAGGGGCTCAAGACCTTTATGATATGCTTATTTCTGCTGGTGAATTGTATAAAATTACAAGCACAAGTCTTTCTTTAGTAGCTAACCAAGATACTTACGCACTACCTTCTGATTTTTACAAACTTTTAGGAGTTGATTTAAGTTCACAAGGACAGCCAGTAACTTTACAGAAGTTCGAGTTCGCAGAACGAAATAAGTATTCTTATTATCCTTTTTATAATACTCGCGGATTAACTTCGCTGAAGTATCTAGTTCAAGGTAACTCAATAAGATTTATTCCAATGCCGAACGGAACGGACACAATTACAGCCTGGTACGCTCCGACTTTAGCTCTCTTAGTAAATGATTCTGATACTTTCGACTCGATTAATGGCTGGGAGGATTACATTGTCTTTGATGCAGCAATTAAAATGCTGATTAAAGAAGAAAGTGACCCTCAAGCTATTATGATTATGAAAAAAGAAATTGAATCAAAAATTCAAAAGATGAAAGTCATGCGCGATCAAGGTGGACAGTATAAAGTTTCCGATGTCACTCAAGATACTATTATGAATAGATTCGGGGTGGAATATTGAAAACATTTTTGCCAATACAAACAGATAATTACGACTTAAATCGAATTGCTGAAAGCGTTGGCGATGTTCTCAATCCTTTAGCTAATAGTCCTTACCTTAACGGCCAACTTTTAGAAAATATTACGTTAACAGCGAATGTTGATAATGTAATAGATCACAAATTAGATCGGCCTTTAAGATTTTGGAATGTTGCTCGTGGCCCTGTTCTAGCTTCTACGTTTTCTCAGGTTCGAGTCGAAGAAGGGTTAACAACAGCAGCTTCGCAAGCAATATTGACCGGAGGTCTTGATAAAATAAATCTTAACACTTTGATTTATTCGTCAACAGGCGGCGCAGATTCTGGAACTAATAAAAGAATAAACATTCTAAATTCTGGCGACTACGAAATAAAAGGATGCGCTTGGATTACTAACGGAGCTGCTCTTAATGGTCGACTAGAAGTTTATATAAAGCTCAACGGAACGACTTATATTGCTGGTTCTGCTTTGGCTTGTTCTGGTCAACCTACTTACGGAGGCCCAGTTGTATACT